TAGTAGCGTAAGCCGATAAATCGACGTTTCCACCACCAGTGCCGCCACCACTACCAGGAGGACCAGGAGGACCTTGAATACCAGGAGGACCAGCCGGACCGGGATCTCCTTTAGGACCTTTAAGTTGAGCTAATTGTTGAGGAGTAAAATCACTGAATTTAAATGGATCGCCTTTATCTCCCTTTGGACCAGCCGGACCAGGTTGCCCATCATTACCTTTAGGACCTTGTGGACCGATAGGGCCAGCCGGACCTACAGGGCCAACTTTACCGTCAGCACCTTTTAAGCCAGGAGTACCTTGTGGACCTTGTTCACCACGCTCTCCTTTAGGACCTGAAGGACCTACAGGACCGGGTTGTCCATCATTACCGCGAGGACCAGCCGGACCTTGCGGCCCGACTTTACCAGGATCACCTTTAACGCCTGGAATACCTTGTTCACCACGTTCTCCTTTAGGACCTTGTTCACCTTTCGGACCAGGTAAGCCATCGTTACCTTGCGGGCCAGCTGGGCCACGTTCACCAGTGTCTCCTTTTGAACCCGGTATACCTTGTGGACCCATAGGACCGGGATCACCTTTCGGTCCCGGTACAGATGTACCAGCAGTCGTTACTTTAAGAGAATCTAACTGTTCTTGAGTAAAGTCGTTAAATGTAAATGGATCGCCCTTGTCGCCCTTTTCACCAGGAGGACCTTGGATGCCTTGTGGACCTTGAGGACCAGGTAAGCCATCTTTACCTTTCGGACCCATAGGTCCGGCTATATATCCTGTACCGATTACGTTAGCGCTAGCTGGGATCGTAACATCGACTACCTTAGGAGTTGTCGGTTCGATCGTAATAACTTCTAATTTATTATCCATATTAATCTCCTAGTGCATACTGACGTCGGGAACGAATGTAATAGAGCCCATCATGATTTTATAAGTGTAAGTTCTACCCATAAGGAAGATATCGTAACGACCTTGCTTTACTCCTCTCGGGATCTTAAGACTAAGGGCAGATTTAACGTTTAAATAAATGCGATTGTCTTGTATAGTACACTCGGCCTCGATCAATAGGTTATCGTTCGTATCACGGAATTTACAGATAGCAGTCGCATCGGTAAGATCCATGCCTTTAATTTCGTATACTCGAGACCAGTCGGAGCCTAGATATAATGTCTCGTCTTTACGCTTAATTTGTTCCATTATCTAACCTCGTTTAACAGCTATACAGATGTAGTTAGCAGTACCAGGTAAGAATACTTCTGCACCGTTATTCTTAGTAGAATCATTGTAAGTTTTACTGATACCGTCTTGACCTTTCAAACGAGTACCGACATGGACTTTACGTCCTTCACGCCAGCATTCGAAGTTAATCATGTTAGAGGAGTTACTTTCCCTAAAGTCGATGTACCATTTATCTATGTTAGATTGGTCCATAGATAATAACCATGTGCATTCGTTTTCGTTAAAGCCATCCGGGATTGGAAGTGTTCCACCGTCTCTTACGTTGCCGTATGTAACGCTAATATCGGGGATCGTTAAGAATGGTTGAAATACTCGTTGTTTATCTTTACCGTACCAGCCTGGACGATGATAACAGCATAGATTAGATTCTTGTGTATATTGAATATTGCCGAGGTCTAAGTTAGTTACACCGCCGTCAGTACCGCCATCGGAAATAGTGTGGAAACCGTCACCAGCTTTACGTTGGAGTTTAATAACAGCTGAAGTAGCAATATTAAGATCACCAGTCATAGTATCGCCGGCTTTCTTAACATAGCTATTATCTAACTTCATATTAATATCGTCGGCAAGTTTAGCAGCCGTAACAGATTTATCGGCTAATTTTTCGGTCGTAACATTCTTATCGCGTAGTTTAGGAGTCGTAACACTACCGTCTGGATGGTCGATAGGGTTAGCTTCTTTATGCTTTTTAATAGCATCGCTAGTATCGCCGATAGCTTTATCGATCTTATCCCAGTTATTATTACGAAGGTTTACGTCGTATTTCTCTTGTTCGGCTGGTTTAAGTAAATTAATATTCTTTGTATATGTAGCCATTATTTAGGTAAAACCTCCTGGTTAAGTACAAAATGAGTAAATTGAGCGAGTTCTTTATGTGTATACCGTGCTAAGTCGATGTGACGGTTATATAATAAATCGACATCATAGATAAGATTCATCGGTATTAAATCTCGTAATAGCTTAGATACGGCATCACGTTGTTTTTTAACGCCGAGGGATACCTTAAAGTGAACATTATAGTTTTTATAATCTTCGACGATACGGTAGTTACCAGGGCCACAGATACCGTCGAGTAGTTCTCGTAGCTTAATTTCGGTATAAGGCCGTTGACCGGCTAATGCTAATAAGATATTAAATCTTCTATCGTCGATCGTATCGTCCACAGCCGGAACAATATCTAAGATGGTTTCCCATTGCGTTAAACCATGAGATTCAGCAGTCATAATAAACTGTTCTCTAAAGATTTCGACCATCGTGTTCCATAAGGCTTGCATTTCGATGCTTTCGACTCTATATATTTCTTGCATCTCAGCAGTCTCACCAGATACCGGTACAGCAAATTCGGATAAATCGATGATACGAGTATAATTATCAAATATTGCCATAATAATTAACCTTTAACTAATGTAACAGTACCGAGTTTCGGGATTTGATTAGGACGTAAATCGAGGCGCTTAACTTTCTGACCGTTAATCTTAATATCGCCTACATCGATTACTTTATCTAAATCGACAGCTAAGGAAGTTACAATAGAAGTTCTAACTGTTAAGAATTGAGTCTCGTCTTGAGTCGTCCATTCTTTACGTCGAGCTTTCAAACGTTCTTCGATCTTCTTAGTCAATTCAGTTTGAATCTCAGAAGGTTCATGACCAGCTGCCATAACGACCGAAATTTCGTAGTTAATAACGACTTCTTCCGCCGCTTCGACAGTAACCGTATGACCGATCGGAGCTAAACCGTAGCCTTTACCTTGATTAGGAGTCGGATCGAAGACATTCTGTACTTCTTTGACGAGCTCTTGCGACGGCTTATTAAATTCGTTATTAATAATAACGACCTTAACAGTGCCGCCACCATTCCAGCATCGGTATATTTTAGAACCACCAGTACCGTTAACCGTTAATACTTTTTCTTTATAATCAGCGCCGTTACCACCGTAAGCTTTAGATTTTAATGCTCGGATATAGCGTTCCCGGAAGGCTTCTGTTTCTTCTTCGTCTTGACCCGGTACTAATACTTCTTTAATTTCGGCATTTTGCAAACCAGGGATCGTATTAATCGGAGTGATACGTCCTATGCAGTAGTTACCTTTAGCACCAGGAGTTTCGCATACTAATTTAAATTCGTTTTTAGATAAATCGATTACATCGGTCACTCGGAAGTTAAGATCTTCAAAGTTAAACCGAGTACCGATATCGACAGCTCGATCGAATACACCTTTTACTTCGGCCGCTGTAGCTTTACGAGGGATAATATTAAATTCGAGTGCCCGTAAAGCTAGGAAGTCACGATCAGCAGTCTTAGCGTATGTCTGCTTAATAATAACTTGAGCCATAATATACGCTTCGGCCATTTCGAAAGAAAACGGAGCGAGAGAATCATATATCATAGACCCTTGTCGTTTATCGTACTCAGTACCAGTTCTATATAAGGCATCAGCTAAGATGTTCTCGTAGGTTTTATTTTCGTACATATGCCGTTACCTCTTTCGATATGTTATTAATATCGCCATATATAGTTATGGCTGTGAATAAACATAATACAGAACCGCCTTCGTTAGAGAATCTAAAGTCTTTTACTTCTTTAATTCGATCGTCGGCTAATAAGGCTTCCTTAATGCGACGTTCTATCTCAGCATAAACATACGGTATAGGTTCACCGATTAAATCGCTTAATTCTATACCGTAGTTCCAGTCATAAATTAAATATTTATAACGCTCTGTATTAATGATTTTAAAAATAGCTTGTTCCATCGCTTCGATATCGTCACACATACCAGTGAGTTTGTAGTCATTTTCGTACCTAACTCTAAAGGTATTCGATGTTTGCTTCGTAACGACTAAGCTACTATCTATTTGATTATTGCTTGATGTAGGAGTTAGTGCCATTATTTAGTAGTACACCCCGTATTCGGATTAAATACACGATCGATAGCTATATATCGTTGACCGCCTGTTTCTTGGAAAAGCCACACTTCATCGCCGACCTTAAGGCCGTTATGTACTAGATACTTTTTACGACCTTTATATTCATGATTGTGGCTAGCAAATTCTGCATAACCGCCACCACCACTTCGGTTTTCGGTGATATGATCGACACTCATTTCCATCGTCCACTCACATGTATTCTTGGTTAATTTAATACGTTCAGCCGGGATAATTAATTGAGAGTCTAAGGCTATTTGTAGTGGAGCTTCAGATACGACGACACCGATTAACATCGTAGCCGGCTTCGTGCTAGCTACAGCATCGACCGCTACATTCTTAATAGTATTAAGTATTCTGTTATAATCGTTTTGCATTATCTAACACCCGTTCTAATAATATGAGTCGGAGGTACGCCGTTATGGTAAGCATAGTTAACATCGCTATACTGAATTACGGAACCAGCATCGGTACTATTGCCGACACAGCCACCGTTACCGTCAGCCACAACGACATGTTCTTCTCCGTCATAGATTAAGATATCGCCAGGATTAGCTTGACCAGTATACTCTTCGATAGCATATCCGTTAGCTTCTGCGTAAGATTTAAGACCCGGTACGTCTTTAATACCGGCTTCGTAAGCACCTTTACACATTGAGTTATAGTAAGAACCGGCTAATGTAGCACGATCGACACATCCGTTATCGCCATAAGGAGAAGATGTACCGAGTACAGCATCTAGACCTTTTTGTACGGCTGCGGAAGATGTAGCACCAGTACCAGTCGTAGTACCACCTTTAGAAGAACCTTTAGATTTAGATTTTTTAAGCTCTTCGATACGTTTTCTAGCGGCTTCATCGCCCCAGTCTTCAGTCGTAATTTCTGGTACTTCTTTATCGAAGTAAATGATATCTAAGTCCATAAGATGTTTATGATTATTAAATTTATGTGTAACAGATTCTACGTACACTAATTCGTTAATGATTTGATCGCCAATATCGAAATTGAGCCATACACCAGAACCAGGTCGTATCTCGGTATGTCCTAAGCAATCACTTAAACGTAGGCTATGAGTTTTCTTAGCCGTTAATTCAAGTTCTTTCTTAGCCATATCGATAGCATTAATGTCTTTTTCTTTAGGTTTAAATACTTTTTGAAGTATGCCCCATTTTCTAGACTGTTCTTTAGCGTAAGCTGCACCAGTTCTCCAGTGCTGTTTCTTTTCGACACCGCCATCGTTAACGTTAGCTTCACGTACTACTAAAATCTGTGTAAATGTATTCTTGTCGATAGAAGAGATGTAATCGTAGTCGCCTACTTGAGTGGAATCGATTAAGATATCCGTTACCATATCGTTTATCTCTTTAACAGTTAATTCACCGTTATCGTCATATGCGATATATAAAGGTCGACGTAATTTAGGCTTCTCTTCTTTTTTCTTATACTTATCAGTTTTAGATAATTCAGCTATGGCCTGTTCTTTAGTGTACTTATTATCCATTAAGTACTGAATATCGTTTTTCTCGAAGTATTTACCATTCGGCGCCACGATATCGGAATCAGTATCCTTCTTATTGGCTTCTCGTAACTGAGCTGAGGTTTCGTTTCCCCAGGAGTTTAATCGCTCCGTAGGATCTTTTTTCTCGCCACTCATCGATACATTGTTAAGACCACTAAAGCCACCACGATAACGACTCGGATCTAAAGTCGGAGTCGATTTAATCGGTATCTTAGGAGATTGACCAGAAGTTAACGTTAATATCGTTAAGAAGATATCACGATATGTCGTACCATCGAATACATAAGATATCTTAGGTTGTGTCGGAGTAACGGTACCTAGCTTAATACCAACGTCGGCCGATAACGCTACGATTAACTCAGAAGCACTCTTTTCGTTGTTAAAGATATAGTATGCTTCAGAGCTTAAGTAACGACATTGATCGTATGCTGTTACGTTAATAAAATTATCTTTATTCCGACGTTTCTCAAAGATATAGCCGACGAATACGAGTTCACCGTTAACCTTGAAATTAACGAGGTCGCCTTCTTGAATATCGAGTAAGCTATCCTTAAATACTTTAAACGTTAATTTAGCTGGAGCCAGATCAGGGCTACGATCGAGCGTAACCCCGTCTTGAGGATCCAATAATAGAATTTCTTTACCTTTAAGTACTGTTAACTCATAGTCAATAGAAAGAGGCGCTTGTTTTACTTCTGAATTAAATTCTTCCATAAGTCTTCAGTTTTCCCTTCTTTGTACATAGTTAACGCTTGATTAGCACCTAAGAAGCAAGGTACTGTGATTTTATTTAAAGCGGCGATTTTAAATAAATTATTAGTATCGCCGAATTGTTGTTTCACGATTCGCTGTAATGTCGCCTTATTAAACCCGTTAGGCGATTTAACTTCTTTATCTGGTATTTTATCGGTAGGACGTTCTGTTTTAACAGCAGTACTAACCGTACCATCTTTGTTTTCTTCGACTACGAGTTTCTTCGTACCATAATCACGCCATTCTTTTAACGTGATATCGAGGTAAGCATCGAACCCGTAATCATGACTTTCTTTATGTGAAAGACCTTCGATCGTTACACGTTGATTAAGCTGACTTAACATTTCGCCATTCGGTTTCATACGAACGACGATAAAATTAATCGGCTTACCAGCTCTCTTCATTTCGATCAACTGATTCATGTAGTACTCGGCCTTCTTACTTTTCATAAGTAAAGATTGGTTAAAAGGATACTTGTTATTCGGCAAGAAGATTTCGAAGGAGTATTCCGTCAAACCCATAGGCTTAGGAATCGTTACTTCCCCAGTTTGTAATAGATCGATGGTCTCATTCTTGTTGTTATAGTTAATATCTAATGACTTAGGAGCAAGAGGTAATTGCATATTATTTAAATAAAAATAGTACATTATAGTGCCTCCGCGGTATTTCTCTTAACAGTCTCGATTAAGCCGTTAGCGAAGTTAGTTGTAAAGTCGCCGTAGTTAACATCTTTATCGATCTTATTATTATTAGTCACATTAATATGGATCGTTCTGTTAGACCATTCTTTAATAGCGTCGTTTTGAACGGATCGGTGAAGGTTCTTAATTTCGTCTGCTGTTAATTGGAGTGCTTTAGCAGTTTTTTCAGTATGTTTAGCAGTTTTACCAGTATTCTTAGCTGTATCTTGAGCGGCTTGTGTTGCGGCATCGCGTTTATCGTTAGCATTAGCATTATTGTCGTCGCCCGGCATTTTAATATCATTATTTAAACTACCGATAGCATTACTAATACCGTCTGAAATACCTTGACCTACTCCAGCGCCCCAGTTATAAGCACTATCGACATAAGGAGACGCATCGATATAGTCCATACGATCCATAATAGTAGTTTCGCCACCATTAATAGCGACACGTTCTAACTGTAAAGAGTCTACATGACTTATTGCGCCACCGAATATCTTATCCATACCAGGGATCTTATTAATAGAATCGATGATATTATTAACGGCTTTAGCTACATAACCAGCTATCGCATTCCATATATCGATAAATAAGTTCTGTACAGCACCTAATGGATCTTTCCATACATTGGCGAAGAAGTTAGCAAACGCCGCTATATAGTTCCATAAGCCGACGAATATGTTAGCTACTTGAACGCCAAACTCAGCAAATAATGCGGCTATAGCACCGATTACGCTTATGGAAGTACCGGCCCATTCTTCGTACATATTAATTAATTGATAGATAACAATAATTAACGCTACGATACCGAGTACGATCCATGTAATAGGCGATGCTAATAATGCAGAATTTAATACGGCTGTCTTAATTGCGGCAAATGCGGCGGCTATCCCCATAGCAGCATATTCGGCCGCTAATAGACCAGCACCGATAGCTACGACGGCCATAGCAGCCTTTAATACACCGAAGACAGCAGCATGTTGTTGGAAGAATGCCATTACCTTACGGATACTAAAGATAATTACATTAAATACGCCCGTTATAATCGGAGCTATAAATTTAATATTATTAACGATACCGGCTACAAATTCTTTAACTTCGGGAGCATTAGCTAACTTAGTTAGTAAACCGAATAATGGCTGAAACGATCTGATAAGAGTGTTATGGATCTGTGTACCGAGAGAGCTAAATGTTTGAGGCATAGCCGCAAATTTAGCATCGACATCGTCTTGTGCCGCCATAATAGCTTTATGAACGATATCGGCCGTGATTTTACCTTCAGAAGCTAACTTCTTAAGGTTCTCACGAGGTACCTTCATATAATCAGCTACATACTGTTCTAAGATAGGAGCTTGTTCAGCAATCGATCGGAATTCATCGCCTTGAAGTACACCAGAAGTTAATGCTTGCGTTAATTGCGTCATAGCATTCTTAGCAGCTTCACCTTGTACACCGTTAACGACAAATGCCTTACTTACGATCTCGTTAAATTTAAGTGCTTCTTGTGGATCTGGGAAGATATTCTTAGCAGCTGTCGATAAGTGAAGGACAGATTCCATCATATCTTCGTAACCCATACGAGCACGTTGAGCAGATTCGTAAATCTCGTCGTTTAACTGTGCCGCTCTAGCTTGTGAGCCAGCAATATTATTTAACCGTGCACCGAAACTAGCAAACTGTTCTGAAGTATCGATCATCTTATGGAAAGAATCCGTAATCATATTTACGGCTCCGACTGCTACGTTAGCGAGTATGGAACCAGCAAATACTTCACGGAAACCGATCATACTACCTTTAGCGGCTTCGGCTGATTCACCAGATCTATTAATGCTGTTAGATAATTTATTAAAATCTTCGGCCGCCTTATTCGTAGACTTAGCTATCTCATCGAGGGCTGGAGAAACTTTATTCTCTAATGTGATGGTATTTTGTAATTGTGCCATTATTTATTCTTAGCTTTCTCTTCGGCTTTTTGCTCGGCTTCTACTCGAGCCAAAATCGAAGCAAAAATAAAGTTTCGTTCTTGAAGACTCATTTCGTCAAATTCACCCGGTCTAATATGTAGTTTTTGTAATGCATAGTGGTAAATGGCAAATTCTGGATTGCCATCGTCTTCTCCACTATGCTGGATTAGTTTTTTAACTCTTCGACCGTGTTAACTTTAGTAGTAAGACCACCGTATTTTTGAATCACTTCGAATAAGTAGTTATATTCGCCAGCAGTAAGCATTTCACCAGCTAAGTCTTTTGCAGATTGTACGCCATAGTTATCTTGTAATTCGGCATTCATAAGATCTGGATATTTAACTGTTTTTTCGAGTAAAAGCTCTTTAAGTTTCTCTTGGTTAGTTTCTGTCGTAGGTACACCGTTAACGATAGATACTTTATTAGCTTGATTTTGAATATAATCGATTTCGCGGCCTGTTAATGGTTTAATAACCCATTTAATAGGTTCGCCATTTTCTTCAAAACGTTCAGAAATAACGACTTCAAATTCTTTAGGCTTTTTAACGCCGTCTTTAAAGAAACCACGAAGAGACATTTGATTGATATTAGACATAGGTAAATTCTCCTAAATGAATAAGAAATATGGGGAGCATTACGCCCCCCTGTTAGTTATTAGCCTTCCATTTTATCGGAAAGTTTAAATTGTTCTGGATATTCGATACCGCCAGCAATAAATTCGATTTCTTTTTCGAGGTATTTACCTTCGACATCGAATGCTACAGTGTTAACACCTTTGAATACGCAATCTTTTAAGACAACGGTACGACGACCGATGTTACCTACGGAAGTAGGATCTTCGTTAGTAGCGTAGATATCGAAGAAAGTTTGTTCACCTTTAGTAGCATATTTAATAGCTAAATCATGGAAGATCGGATCGTTATCGAATTGAGATAATTTGCCAGTAATTTTAACTTTAGTTTGACCGGCTTGGTCGATAAGAGTACCGAGGACACCGAATTGTTGAGTTTCGATATCGATTTTGTACTCTAATTTCTTAGCGTTCATAACGCTATAACGTTTACCGTTGATAACGGTATAGCAAGTAGCTAAACGGGATTTAGCTAATTCATTGCTTTTAACTGTTGCCATTTGTGCCATTATTTAACTCCTTATTTAACGTAGCAAGTAGCGTACAATTTATCCATAGCGACTGTAGGGTTGATTTCGTAGTTTACGACTACAGAACCTTTTTCGTCGCCCTCTGTCGGGATTTCTACATCCTTGGATTCGAATTCTTTAATAGCACGTACTTTAGCATAGTCTTCAAATAATTTAACGATATCGTTCCAGAGAGCAATACGACCGTCTTTATCATTAGGAGTTTTACCTAGATAATAATTGTTAAATAAGCGAGCTACATCGTATGCGGAGTTATCCAAAACGCGAATAACTTGGTTAAGAGCAAAGTCTTTAGTGCGTTCTTTAGAGAATTCAGTAAATGTATTTACATCGGATAATAGACGAGTGTTACCTTTCACGTTGCCAGATGCGGAATCTGCTACGTTATGGAATACGATTTGGCCGCCTTTAATAAACTGTTCTAATTCGTATTGTTTATATTGCACGTTGAAATTATATTCACCGTCATAAATTTTATTAGTTAAAGATTTATTAATAGGGCAAGATGCTTCTGCACCAGTTAACCAGTAAACACCAGCACCAGGTTCAGCACCACTATCTTTTACTTTATTAGCTAAAGAAATAACGCCTTCGTAATTAGCTTTAGTGTTGTTATAAAGCACGACTTGGAATTTTTGACCGGTAGTTTCACGAGTACGTTTAGCGAATGCGATAAACAAGTTTTGAATTGTTTGATCTGTGCCGACATAACCTAAGCAGTTGAAGTAGAATGGTTCAATTAATTCAATATATTTTTGATAGTCGGAAGCTTGTACAGCTGTACCGTTAGTACCACCAGTAAGGTAAGTAGCTGCTTGAGCCGTAAATGCAGAGATTTCGTTAAAAGTAACGAATGCATTATTTACGAGTTCTTTCGGTGTAGAAAGACCAGTTTGTTCGTCGACTTTTTTAACGACATCGTCTGTTTTAAGGTAAGTCGTTACGACGAATTTAGATGCATCGTTAATGTCGGCAGAAATAGCGACAGCGATATCGTTGCCACGTACACCACCGCAAGTAGCAGTTGCTACGGTAGATTGTGCTTTAACTGCGTCGGAGTTCAAACGATACAAATATAATGTTTTAGTATTGATGAATAAGTCACGAAGACCTTTCATTTTTTCATGAGCATAATCGTAACCGAAGAAGCGAAGCGAATCCTTTTGGAATTCTTCTTGTTCAACACGTACGATTTTGCCTGTTTCGCCCCAGTCGAGAGATAAAGCCATTGTTGCGTAACCGCGATCTACGATTTCGGCAAATGCTTTATTCTTGGAAACGAAGTTAATGTATGCGCCTGGCAATGTTTTATTTTGGAATAGCCAGTAACCGCCACCTAATGCCATAGGGTAGTTCTCCTTTATTTAAAAAATTAATCATTGAAAACTTCAATGACGGGTTTATTTAATGTATCTTGTAGTAAAGCTTCAACTTCTTCGATGCTGTACTCACGATCTTCGATTACAGCGGCAATTAAGTCGGCGTGTTGTTTAAAGCGTTCAGAAGAAATAATTACTTCTGGAGTAAAAGTAGCAGCTGGAGCAGTAGTTGTTTCGTTAGTTTCACTTACCGCATTAGTATCTACTACTTCGTCAGTTTTCTTTGTTCTTGGCATTATCTGTTACCTCTTGAGTTTGATTTAATGTAAGCATAGGATCTTTATTTAACTCTTTTAAGATGTGATACTCATAAGAGACTTTAAAATGTAGGATGCCGTCCGTTATCCTGTGACTCATATCGATACCGTTAAGTAAGGATCCGTCAGAGAGTGTTATATATTCGAGGTCGAAATATAAACTCTCCGTCACGGGATTAATCTGTACTTGTTGTTCTTCGATATAGTCGTCGTCTGAAATAAAGAACATAATATCAAAGTCATTTCTGCGTTCATAACGAATGTCTAGTAAATGCTTCTGTTCTGTATTTAATGTCTCAATTATGAAACACGGGAATTGTGCATCTGATTTAATCTCGTCGATGTATATAGGATATTTAAAACTGTTAAATAATGATTTAGCTATGCCGTCGATGATTTCGTTAATATAGTTCATTATTTGCTCCACGTTGATAAGTAGTCGTCGAGCGCGTTCTTCATGATCTTATCTGAAGCTCTTCTCGTAGCCGCTTCTGCCTTCTCTTGCATCCGTAGGCCCTTAACAAACGACTTAGTAAGACGTTTACCCAATACGGGAATAAAACGTCCTGGTTGTTGTCTGTGGCCATCGTTTACATACGATGCATAGGAAGCTGAATTAAGTACTTTAACGGTACTATCGTTAATGCGTTCAGCATCCCACGATCGTCTCATATGTTCCGAATCTGAACGGTATTTACCGTCTGGCGATATTTGTAGCTGACCGACTGGTGTATTCGCTATAGCTTCTGCCAAATAATGTTGTGCTAAGTTATCGGTGATCTTTTCGTTTAAAGAAGATACGTTATCTTGAAGCTCTTGTGTTCTTCTTAATAACTCTTCAAAACCGGAAAGATCGACTGTTACGTTAGCCATTATGTTTACTCTTAAGCGTTAATTGGATCTCTTGGTGAGTGTCGTATAACGCAACTTGAGAAGAAGCTGTATAGTTGAAGTGTCGACCGTTACGGATAACTTCGATATCGGTACCTGGCTTAATTTCGACGTCGGGCGAAATGAATAAGACTACGGTCTGAGAAGCCGATGGTAGCTTATTGATAATGTCGTTAGATTGAAGAGTCTTAAATGAAACTCGACAAGGGTAACTGATTGCTTCGAGTTCGCCGTTCTTAACTATGCCAGTGAGAGGATCTTGTATGGCTTTCTTTTGTTCAGTAAGAATACATGTATCTTGGTATAAACGCTCGAAATGTTGACGAGCTACCATTTTAGTTTTCGATAACATGTTATATCTGTACCTTCTAAGGAAGTCCATTTGGTAATGAGAGAAGTTAAATAATGTAAGGTATTATCGCCGTCGAATTCGATTTCCATGTCGCCTTCTTTTAACCGCTTAATAGGTTGTAAGTCGGCTTCTTTAAGTATGATATCTTTATGGTGATCGATAAACCTTGCAGCTACTCTTTTGTCGAGCAGGCCAGAGAGTTCGGACGGCAACTCTTCTTCGTTAAGAATATTAAGAAGATATTGCCGTTCCGTATCATAGATGTACTGAAGAACGTTGTCGTATTCCGGAGTCACGTTAAAATGAGTCGTAAACCGGATAAGTTCTTTTATTTGATCCATGATTATTTAACCCTTATTATTTTTTGAAAGTTGCTTTAACGACTTTAGATTCGTTTGTTAAACCTACAGCATAGTGTGCAGATACTACTACGTCTGTGGATAATGCTTTTGCATGACGTTCAGTTTCGAGCATAGCCTCAGCTTTAGTGTAGATAGTTACTGCTGGAAGAGCTGGAGTACCGTCTTCTACTTCTGGAGACAAGCATACGATATAGTTTTCGATGTTAGCTTTAGAATCATCGATACGACGAGAAGCTACTACACGACAGCCAGCGATCATACCGATTTCACCGTTCATCATAACGTCGGCATTATATTTGTTACGGTCGATGAAGTTAGGGTCTAAACGAAGAGTTGTTACTTGGCTAGGAGCTACGAAAAGAACTTTTTCAGTATTGCCTTCTTCATTCAATTTATCGACTGCTGCTACAACGCCTTCGTAAGAAATAGCTTTAGCGGAAGTAGCTGCCAAAGTAGTAGTAGCTAGAGCTGCCAATACATCGTTATCCATTTTATCAGCGATAGACAAAGATAATTGATGAGTAGCTTGACCGACAGGGTCACCCAAACCAGAGTTAACTGCTTTATCTGTCAATGTGATAGCTTTACCAGCTGTTTTAATTTGTACAGTCTTAGTGGAAGCAGTCATAGTAGTAGTCGTTACTTCTGCGCCTTCTGCAACGTCTTCAGCTGCACCGATGTACGCCCAAACCGGAATAGTGATAGTGTCACCAGGAACACCTTTAAGGTCTTCGTTAACAGCTGCGAATTGTGTAAATTTCAATGCTTTAGGTAAGCCAGCAGATACCATATCTTGCATAACTTGAGGGTTAATAATATTTGCGAGTTTTGTTTCGTTAGCCATTGTTAAATGTTCTCCATGTTGTTAATTAGTTAGATAATTCAGTGTAAAGTGCCGGGTCACTTTCCTGTAATGCTACTCTATCCTTGTAAGACATTTTATTAAATTGTTCCTTCGTAATACCAGGATTAGGATTAGCGTTAGATTCACCAGGTACGACACCGACTGGTTTAGATTCGGCGAATAAGTAAGGATCCGATTCTTTTAAAGCTTCGATTTGTTCGGTAAGGCCTGTGATAGTGCCGTCTTCTTTTAATTCGATAGCTTGTTTGTTTAATAAGGATGTTAAAATTTTCGGATTCTTAACGCCGCATTGAAGAATTGCGGTATTGATACCGTTATCGACTTGCATATCTTTAATTTGTTGTGCATATTGAGTATCACGTTCAGCGGCTTTTTCTTGTAATTCTTTAATCTGTGCTTTGAGTGTTTCATTAGCTGTTTCAGATTCGGTTAATTTATTGATTTCGCTTCGTGTCGTTTCGATCTCGGATTTTAATTGCTTATATTTTTCGTTCTTCTCATTAAACTGAGACTTTGTTACATAGTTTTTGCCATAATCCTCGATGATCGCTGTTGCTTGTTCTTCTGTAAGATTAAGTGCAAGTAATTCTTCTTTAGTCATTGTTTGTATTCTCCTATAATGAATTCGTTTTATTTACGAGAGTCACATCTCTCACTTTATTTAAAGGATTTAATACGTTATTCTTTATCGTCTTTAACGTATTTAAAAAGACAAGGGTTAAATAAATGAATGAATGTTGTCTAGCGGCGCTACTTTACGTATGTAGCTTTCCATTCCTCGTAAGATATATCGGGTACATATTCCGTCTTCGTATCTGGTCGTGATGCTCTAGAATTAATGGGAACATATGGAATCATCGTAGAGCGACAATAAGGATGGAACGGTGGAGCCGTAATGCCAGGCTTAAAGTCGGTACGATCGACGATATGTTTATCGAGGTGACGGCATACTGACGATGTATGCTTATCGAGGGTTGCTAGTATCTGATATTGTTTAACGTTTAATTCTTTAAACGTATTATTAAGTGCTAATTCTTGTACATAAGCTACTTCTGTTTCGACGAGGCGTCGTGCATTCGACATCTGTACGTTACAAGCTTGAGATACACGTTCCGTAATGCGTTCTGTCGGTTCTTGAGCGATAAAAGAACGTGTTATCTCTTGTTGTAGCTTAGTGATTAGCTTATCTCGTTGATCCCAGATACGTTGTGAGAAGTCTGTATCGTTCCACGGCGTATTAATAGCTTCTTGAATGGCTTTCTTAGGTATCTGTCTAAATGTCTGATATTTGCCTTGTAGTGATTGTGTAAGATATGCGGCTTCGTAGTAGGTCGAGTTATAAACTTTATTTAATGCATCGTTAATGTTGGTATGCTGTTCTTGTGCTAAGATTTCGACAAACTGGGAAGTATGAATCCATAATTCTTCTAGGCGGGAAAGACGTGCCCGTAAGGAAGCATTTTCAAGAAGCTTTATTTGTTTCGGGGATAAATTCTTTTGTTGTGCAAGCTTAATGTATTGGTTAAGCGTTATCTTAAAATCTTTTAATTCTCGTGCCGATAACTGTCTCTTAGCATCGGCAAGTGAGAGATTATTAGAGTTAGCGTATCTTTGTATGAAACCGGCTATCTGGTTTTCGTATTTATTTAAAGAATACGCATAGATCGAAGTTAGATCTTCGTAAGAGGACTGTGCTACGTGTAAGCCATCTTCTTTTAACTTAAGAAAGCGTTGTTCCCAGTACATCATTGTTTAGTACCTCGTTACGTTCTTTCTTAATACGTTCAAGCTCTTCTTTAGTGTCGAGTGTCCACGGATGGTTAGCGACTATCGTTTCTTCAGAGATAATACCGGTAGAGTTTCTACATGCATCTATTAATTCAGATTGGTTTAAAGGAAGATCTCGGTTAAATATAAATACTGTATCGTTAGATGTAGGTTTGTTAGATAATGAAAGGTATGCATTGATGAACGTTACTAGGCGCTCGAGTGATGCCTGGAATTCGGTTTCCATTTCGTTAGCATCGAGGTCGATATCGGAATACATAGAGTTAATGTTCATCTGATTCGGGTTATTTGCCATACGATCGTCTTTAGCATCGAAGCCTCGACCATTCGTGATAATAGCTCTTTCAAGAAGCTTAATAATCGTTTCGTAGTTGGAAGCATTAACTTCGATATTAAGAGTTTCGACACCAGATTCGAATTCTGGAGACGACGTAATCTTAATAGCTCCATATCGTGCTAATTGTTCCCTAAAGCTAGCTAAGTTTTCACCGTCATACCCTTTAATAACGAGTATCGTATTATGAACGTCTTGAGACATTACGTTAGCAAAGTTAGAGAGCATTTGATTAAGTGCATCTTGAAGAGGCTTAATCTTAGAGAGTAACGGTACTTCTTCTGAATTAGATCGGAACCAGATAAGAGGGACCGATTGCCAGTTATAAGAAAGACCGCTTCTTTGGATGTAAGGTCTAGATTGTTTAGTCGTATCTGGGCTAAGTGTTCCATTGATGTAGTCGTAGTACGTAACACCTTCTGGTTTGTAATATTCGACTTTATAGAAGGAAGTCTTAATCTTCGGTGTCGTATATACTTCAAATTCATAGAAGTAAATGAAAGCATCGAGTGAGTCGTGTTCTTCGTCGTGCCATAGCGGGATAACGAATTCGGGCTTCATACGTTTTAATTTAAAGTTACCGTTATTATCGATATATGGATGAAGGTAAGCTATCGTACCGATATAAGCATCTTTACCTAGGTTCTTTAAAGTACGCTGGAAGTTCTTGTTAAAGAAGTCGGTTAAGTCTGTGTCGGATTTAACGTCGATAGGTTTCGATAATAGATAATTCGTCTTTTGATCGACTAAATCATCGAATAAGTTATTAATAATCTTGTTATTAGGAATCGTACCTTTCGCATCGGTCGGATTGCCGTTAGAGTCCATAATTACATGTTCTGGTAGCTTATGCTTACCTTGATAGTAGTTACGTGCTTGGAGTATCTCTTGTCGTTTCTTAGAGTATAAGAACGCTTCGAGTTCTGCTTGCACGAATTGGATCTCTGACATACCGGCATGATTGCGTATGATATCGTTCCATTCTTCGTTGAGCATTTGGGTCCTTTCTTTTACATAAATTCGAATGTCGGTGTTTGTGTATTAATCTTTTCGGCTACACCGGTTAAAGCATCGGGAGCATCGTCGTGTAGGTTTTTACCTTCTCGTTGGTAGCTTGTTATAGCTTTATAAAACTCTGGGAATTTATTGTGCCAGTTTTGAGGAAAGTAAACGTGTTCCATAATCCATGTAGCATTAGATAAGATACGGGATTGTTTATTCTTTGATTGATGGAAAGCTTTTATTGTAGTGTAGTTAGTGTTATAGGTATTGGTTAGATAATGAAGTATTTGCCTAGAGAATCCGCGCCCGCCATTATTAGATTCGATATGAGCAATATTCGCTTTGTATTCGTATAAATGCCTTGCTACGAGAGGTTCTGTTATTTCCATCGGATCGTTAGTATATATAACGTCGAGGATGTAGGCTTCTTTCTGATAAACACCGTATATAATAGAACACAAATAATCGCTACCCGTATCTGCTGTATCGGTGTATGCTTCGATACGTTCGAATTGAGGTGGTGTATCGTAAGTCTTTAAGGATGAATAAAGTTGACCTTTTAAGTCGATCGGTTCTTGCTGATAGTTAGCATAGAAGATATCGGGCGATATTAATCGTTTCTTTTCTTCATATGACTCACGGGAGAGTACCTCGTCACATAACATAGTGCCATCGTCTTGGAGTGCTTTAAGTGATACGACTTCGGCATCGTCCTTGAAGTGATTAATGATACGTCCAGCTAAATCGTCGGAAGCCCAGCGCGTCATAATAATAATGATTTTGCCGCCCTCTTCTAAACGGGATAACATTGTATTAGTGAACCATTCAAAATGCGCTTGTTTTGTAAGTTGGTTATTAGCTTCGAGTGCATTCTTAATAACGTCGTCTATAATCATAAGGGAACACCCAAAACCGGTAGCCGTACCAGAAGGAGATGTAGCGAGGTAAGATGAATATTGACCCTCTAAGGACCACATATTCATAGCAGCGTCACCTTGTTTAATCTTTACGTCGGGGAATACGTCCGAGTATACCGGTGTAAATGGATCAGCTTTATTAGTCTGTATAGCATTTCTGACGGACTTAGCGAATTGTGTAGATAGTGTTTCGTTATAAGATCCCGTCATTATCTTTTGTGTTGGATCTTTACCTAGATACCACTCTACAAATTTAGTAGCTGTTCTTGATTTGCCAGATCGTGGTGGCATTGATACGACTAATACTTTCTTAGAGGAGTGTGTTACGAAGTCTTGAAGCACCGAAGTTAAATAAAGGAGATAAGGCCTCGACCTTTTATAAAAATCGGGAGCCATCAATTCACAGTAATCGAAGAAATCACGCCTAGCCAATTCCAAACGTGCTTCATATTGAAGTCGTTGTTTAAGCTCTGGTGTCATTCTCATTTGGCCTGTAGTTTGAATTCGTATCACCTCCTTTTGGTGTTCGTATGTGTTCGCATGTAATCGAAAATACATAGGATAAGTTAATCGGGTTTATTATCAATTAGCTTTCGTAGTTCTTCTGTCGTAAGAGATTGAACCGGATTATTAATTGTCGTGTCCATCTTGATACGTTGTTCATAAGCTGCATCCATCTTGTTGAGGATATCGAGTGCTTTTAATCGATCGGTAGCTTTTATTTCTTGATCGTAGATAAACTGTGTTAATAGGTTTCTTCTATCTTCTATACTTGCTACACGTTGTTCATGTCTTTTATTGATACGACGCTCTAATTCAGCTATGTAAGCTTGAATGGCCGGTTTTTCCAGGTTTTCGCTGGCCATATTGAGGGCCGCCTTACGTGTCTTGCACTTGTAACCCGCTTCTACTGCGGCTTTGTAAGCATCGTGATTGCTGGCTACGTACTCTTCACAGAAGATAGTTTGTTTATGTGTTAAAGTGTATCCATCGACAATAATCTTGCCTCTGGAGTTTTCTTTAATGGCGATGGATCTCACCTCTTTCGTTGTAATTAATGTATATATATAGTAGTGATAATAACTACGAATGTATGTTTGGTTAGTAAGCTAAAAAAAAGAACCCTCTTGTTTAGAGAGGGTAGCTTTTTTTAGAAGGAGTAAAATCATGAAAAAAATCTTGTCGCAAAAATAATAGGAAGCTTAGTTATGGTTTTCACAGTGTAAGGTTTTTGGAATTTCTTGTATAGTAGATGATGAAAAGAAAGAAATGGACGTGTGAATTAAGTTATTGTCCTTACATATATATTATTACGCATGACATAGGAACTTATAGGAACTTATAGGAACTAAAATGAAAAATTTTTTTAAAAAAGTTATTTTTATATATATGATATATATGATTATTATAGTGTATTAGATATATATGATAGTGTTATATATATTAGGTTAAATAATGAAGCTAATGAAATTAAAAAGGCGGCCGCACTCTAATATGCGACCGCTCTCTTTTAAAGAACACTGATAAGGAACAATGGAACAAATATTCCCGACAATACAAACGCTATAATGATAATTAATTCGTCATCCATTATTACTCTCCTGTAACACTTCACATACTAATTTAAGAGCTTCAATAATAGCCTTAGAAATTGCTCTAAAAGAACAGCCAGTATTAAATCGCGATGTCTCGAAAGTAGTAGCTAGTACCGTTAAAGGTACGTTGTTAAGGTAGTAGTTGGTGAGTAATAATCGATAACGTGCATCTGGTACACGTTTAATCGTATTAGCTATCTCTTGTTGCGTATCGATGTATTGTTTTTGGAGCCTTAACTCGTTAGCCTTGTACTCTCTAAGAGTTTCTTTTAACTGCTTATCGTCGAGTTTAGAGATATCTTGATTGTATAATCGTGTAAGAGAATTCGATCGTTTAATCTCGAGTGCTAGATCACGATATCTTTCCATGTATGATCTAGCTAAGGCCGTATTGTAGTATGGCTTCTGTTCACCGAATAATGGTTCCACTACATAATCTACGGAGCTATCAAGTAAGTCCTTTATTTGTTGTTTTTGCGCTGGAGTGTATTTCATGATTGGTACCTATTATTTAAAGAAAAACGAATAAAACGAATATATGGCCAGGATAGACGTTATAAGTACCCATGTATTTATAAAATTAACCAGTACATTAGATACGATCGTTACTTCTTTATCGTTACGAAGTACACCCTCTTCCTCGCCAGGAAGAGGTCTTCTTACTTTTAATGTTTCCATAGTGTTATCCTTTCAGTGTGTATCTCAAGATATCGAGTGCTTTTAGCTTTTCTTGTTTTACGCCCGTAACCGGGATGTTAAGTTGTTCAGCTATTTCTTCGTCCGTGTAGCCCTCGTAGAAGTCGCGCATAATAATTTGTTGTTGAACGTCGGTTAAAGAGCTTAAATCAAGTTTCGGAGATTCGACGCTATTAAAAGCCTCTATCACGGTCGGATCCTCGATTGTATTGATTAATTCTTCACCCTCATCGTTCAGCTTATTAAGTTCGACTAATTGAATGCCGTTTAAAATATCGATGATCTGTTGTTCATCGAGTCCTGTTAATTCGGCAATGTTAGTAGTAGTTGATTGTTGTCCGAGTCTACTTAGTAGTTCTTTGGCCTTATTAATTTGCTTAAGAATCTTCGGTGTACGGTCCGGAAGTCGTAACGTCTTATTCTTTTGCAAATACCGGATTAAATGGCCATTGATGGCTGGACGAACATAAGTCGAAAACTTAGCATCGTGATCTGGGTTGTATTTATTAAAAGCTATTAGCACTGCTACCATACCTTCTTGAATGAGATCTTCAATATCGTCTGATTCTCTGAAGGTTTTAGCAATACTTATAACTTGAGATACCTGGTTTAGTACGATCTTATCTTTGATCGATTTTTTAATTCTGGAGGAAGGAGTACTGAAATATTCATTGAATAATGCAGTCTCTTGTTCTTTAGTATAAGGAGGAGTTTTTGTATATAAGTTATATATATTAGGTTTCATTGTTGTTATGTTATATAGATTAAAAGTTAAATAATGAAATGTGTTTAAGGCGCCGATCGCGATCTGGGTAAACTAAAAGCACTGCATATGATTGGAAACAGTGCTTTAGTTAATTCAATATTTAGTTTTATCGCTGCTGCCTTTCGCAATATATATTACAAACGGGAGTTACATCCCGGGTTAATTTAATTATGAAGATTTAATGAAGTTTTACATTTCGATGGAGAATATATCAAATAATGCATCGTTTATCTTACCAGCTGGAGCCATATTAACATAAGTCGGATTAACCAAAAATACTTCTTTGGAAAGACTAGTAGGTTTAAGTCGGACCATAATATTTAGCTTAAGCATCTTATTTATAAAATCAGAAGATGCCCTCTTTTTCATGTTAAAACGACTATTTTCTAGAATGTCTTCAATTTCTTTCCGACATAGCGGATAATTTTCTCTAGCAGTCTTACGACATAACACATTATATTTATTTAAAAATGTACATAAATAAGTAAGACATGCAATATGGCGATAATTACCAATTAGTTCATTAAATTTAATTGCACTATTAAAAATATCTTTTGGGGAAAATTTACTTTTTATCATAATATTAGTCCTCGTCATGTGTTCCCATATTTAAAATACTAACGCCAGCTGTTACACGTTCATAATTATAAAAACTACCGTCTAAATATAAGCAGTTATAAATAATATCATCTTTGTATAAAGTTGCAGTAACTGCAAATTCTCTTTCATCGCCCGCATCATGTTGTCCATGTTCATAACCAGCAAATGAAGAAGTGATATAGAAATAATCTCTAAACTTATCACAGATAAGCATCTTTAAATCATATAATCGTTCATCGATACAAGCATCGCTATTCATAATATCTAAGAATAAGTAGCGATCACAGAATCGTTTTTCTAAATCATTAACATTTTTTTGAATATCTTTAGGGTATTTTTTAGTTGACATATTATTTTACCGTCCTTTTTAAACGTTTAATATCTTCTTGAGATCCATTTTGTTTATAGTAAGCTACAACATTGTTGAACCAGGATTCACTACCGAAGAGAGCCTTTGTTTGTTCACCAAATGTTAAGAATGTTTCTTTGGATAATTTAGTAGTTAATTTATTATTAACTAAAATAGGATTTACCATATACTTAGCATCTTTAGCAGTGCCATCTTGATATAAGATATTAGATTTTTTAGCCAAAGTGATATATGTAGTGGCAAGGTTTTTAGATAAATGGTATTCACTGTTAACTAATAATTCAGTCATGCCGGCAATACCGACTACATTAGATTTAGTGTCATTGTGAATAATATAGTTACTGCTGTCCATATTAGAAACTAAGCAGTCAGTTAAGTCTTCAAAGATTTTAGCTGTTTCTTTATCTTTAGGATTATCCTTTAAGTATAAGTTTCTGATAAGAGATTTTACTTTGTTACCTTCAACTGCAATCGTTTCTAACGGCTTACCTTCGTTATATAATTCAATGATATTATCATTTTCTTTAAGAGAAGCAAGTTTAGGATCGCTTTCAGATGGTGCTTCATTGAAAACGCTAGTCGCTGTTTTTTCAATTTCGACATTATATAGGTTAGCTAGATATTCCATAGCTAAGTTAAATTTATCGTCTTCGTTTTCGATGCCCATTAATTTAGCGATCATATCAAAGATATCTAGACCTTTATATTCTGTTCCGCAAACACAATTATCAAGCTTACAGAAATAACGTTCTTTTTTAGCATTAGATATAACGACTGCTAATTCATTTTCGTCTTGATGGAAAATACAGTTAAATCTTGTATTTAGTGGTAAACCAATAACTTCGGTGATACCTCTACGTTCAAATAATTCTTTGGCCTTGCCCCAGGATAAGCGTTTAGTTTCTTTAAACGCCCCTTCTATCTTAAACATTTCGCCATTCATAATCTTTTCAACGTTATATCGTGTAGTGTCAATCATGGATAAGCAATCAATGTTTTTATATTTGTTATAGTCTACACAAAAGATTTTTAAGCAAATGTCGTATTGATAAGGGCAAATGAATTTTTTAATATCTTCGCTAAAATACTCTAATAATTCAACATGTAAGTTAGTATAGCCTTGATTAAAAGCTATTGGATTCATAATATATACATATTCTGTTAACCGGTCGCATTTTTCACGAATAAGAAGATTTTCTTTTTTAGCAGTTGATAAGAAGTTTTCAACTGTTTTTTCAGAAATATCGAAGCCTTCCATTAAACGCTCTACGATATCTTCTTTTTGTAGCTTGTATTTTTTACTGCAATCCATAGCAACAAGTTTATTCTCTTCATTGAGAAATTGTGATAAGTACATCAAATATTCAGTGTACTTAGAATTATTCATTCTACGAGTTGCTAAACTCATTAAACCAAATTTCTTTAAAATGTCTTTTTTAGAGATTTTGATGTAATTGCAATCTGCTGTAAAAAATCTTTTGCGGTCAGCTATAAAGCGATCTCTTTGCTTAACTACTGCTGTTTTTGCCATTATTAAGGATGTCCTTTCTAGTAAATTTTCCTCCCAGTATGCGGGAGCTGGGATTTAATTTCTCCCAGTATGCGGGAGGAATTTTGAGAACCAATTTTCATTTTTCTATTATAAACAGGGACTTTTTTGAAAATTGGTATCTATAAAAAGTGGTATCTCTATATAGGAATAGGATAATAGGAAGAAAATATAATTTTACGAAACTATATCTATTGATCTAAATATAGTATATCACAATTAACCGTCGTCGACAAGTTTATAACGAATTAAATTTTAAAGATAACAAATACCGATTAAGATCGGATGCCTGGGTTATTCCGTCGACGAGGGTTATGTGGAGTAGAACTTGAGATAAGAGATGAGTGAGCGTTAGCGAACGATATCTCTTATTGAAAACGTTCTACGTAACATATATTACAAACGACACTTCCATCTTGGGTTAATCTAATCATGAAGTTTTCGTGAAGTTTTAAATTGAATGAAACTGACGAAGGGAGCGATAGCGACCGAGATAGTTTCATTAGGGGGAGCGCTAGCGACCTTTAGTAGAAAACGTTTTGAGTAGGATTAACGGAAGATGGTTTTCGCTGTTAAGATACGAAGCCCATAAGGTTTGTGTCTTCAGAATATATATTACATACTGAACAGCTTATTTAGCGTTGATAGGATAAATAATCTAATAAGATTTTTTAGAATGTGTTATTCATATCAAACGCTACCGGGTAAGATGGTGTTTAAAGGATATGTAACGTAATCAGCAATCGCTCCGGGAGCGCTTGGGATATTTCCAGCCCGGTAGCTCCCGTAAATACATATAAAACGTTCTCTCCTATGTTATTACGCACTCGATAGGAACATGTAGGAACTTATGGCAAGTATTTGGAACAGAAAACCTTATCATTGTGGCCTGTAAGAGTTTTTCGCGGGCTATGATGGTATCGTGTGTATGATGTTTTAGAATGTGAATCTCTCTAGGAGAGCTTCGGATATTTCCGGCCCGCGAGCAATAATTATTTAATATGGAGATTTTAGCTGGTAGGATTAAGGAAGTATTTTTAGTGTTAATAGCTTTAATTATTAAGTATGGATTTTTTTGCTTCGTAGGTTAGGTTAGATAATAAATGATTTAATGCTGGCGGCGGATTATTCTGTTCTATATCAAACGTTTACTGTAAGGATATGTTTGCTATTAAAGAACGAAATCCCGGGCCCTATACTTATATCATTTATCTAACAAACCTTATGGCGAAATTAAGCTTATTTTAATAACACAAGATGTTCCCGATCTTTAAGCTCTTGTATTCTATGCCACTCCCGGGTTTAGATAATAAATGCAATAGCATGCGCGGCTAATTTTAGCTTTTAATAAGATATCTTTCGCGGGCATCAAACAAGGTTTTCGCGGGCCAGGATATCCTAAACACGAATACATCCCTTAAGTGTTCGATGCTAAGAACGTATGTTCTATATTATTAATAGCATACTAAGAACAAAACCTTCATCATACTCGGCTAACGCCTCGGCCCCAGCGGAAAAATCATGATCTCGAAAACATCCTTAATCCTACAAACGATATTAAGCTGTCTTCGTTACAATAGATGGCGCATTAAATAGCAAATGTTATCTAAACTTCTTAACCAGGCTGCGCCTTTAAGTTTGAATACAGAATAAACATATCCTACTCTCCTACAATACTCATAAAACTTCGATATTTGACTTCTGAGAGCGTTTTGAGTCGATGCCATACAAACTTACCTAATACATCCTTACGAAGCATACAGAGCCTTTAAATGAATTATTGATACGAAGCTCCACTTAAGGGTTGCCTACCATGTACACCTCGGGCTGGAAACATCCCAAGCGCTCCTAGAGCGATTGAAAATATCCTACGTATCAAAAATATCTTAATTAGAAAACACCATATACCGGATTCCCCTAATGCATCCAAAACTTCGAAATTTAGCTTCTGAGGGCCGTTTGCTATGTCGCTAATATGATTAATCATCGAGTAATGCTTCTCACCGTACAGAGCTTATTTCTGAATTGTGCTCAGCTAAAGCTTCGGCCCGCGCTTATCGTATAGTACATGTTCTACAATACCCATAAAACTTCGAAATTTGAGCTGTGAGCGACGCAAGGATATTAACCTAATATAATTTATCCTAGGATTAATTCTTCATCATACAGAACGACACTGTATTATTATTCAGAAGAATCAGACTTAGCCGTCGCCCCAGATATTGCTTTTTAAGCATAAAAAAAATCCCCTACCCAGATATTTCCAGGTAGAGGATTATGATTAGCACTCACCGATCTCGACGATGATGCCTTGTTGTTTGAGATACGCAATATCGGGATCTTCATCCATAGCCGCTAATTGATTAACAGCATCTTCAACGATGGATTCGAGGAGTTTATTGGATTTTTTGAACCATTCGATTTGAGCAGCTTCATCCATAGCATTGAAATTAAAAGGATCTTTTTTAGTAGGAGTACATAAAGTCTTAGTAAGTTCCCAATGGCCATTATCTAAACGATTTCTTGCTGTATTATTGTTCATACCATAAGCATCGGTTAAATCGATTAATTTAACGTTTACACCACTGCATACTTCGACTTTACGGTTAGACTTCATATTACGTTGTTGAGTACTACGATCTGCCCAGCGACAGTTATCTGGTCCATATGGTTTAGTACCATCGATTCTATCGATAGTTAAGCCTTCTTGATAAGAGTCGTGCATGTCGTCATAGAAGTTTTCAAATACATCCCAGCGTTTATCATAACCGATTTTGCTATAAGTTTCATACTGTTGTTGGCTAGGATTATTGCAACGAGATTTCATTTGCTTCCAGATGCGATAGAATCTTGTACGAGTCATACCATGAGTTCTGTTTTTAGCATCGGCTTTCAAAACTCGATCAGTTTTCTTCTTGTAACCGTTAGCAGAAGTAAATTCCTGGCCGGTAAGTTCGAAGGTATTCTTGATGCTTACTTCGCCGGTAGCATTATCTTTAACTTCATATTGGTGACCGTTAGTATGATCGAACGCCACTTCTTTAATAACAGTGAAATCTTTAACTTTTTCTTGCAACATTTGAATTCTTTTCATGTTTAATGTCCTTTATTTAAAAAATTAACTAGCGCTTCCTTAACGGCGCTTTCATACTATATATAACCGTCTAAAGTTCCGTATCGGGTTAACGCTAGTTATATCATTTATGCATAATAAGAGTTTATTTTAACCATTTACGACTAACTTTAGTGATTAGAAACTCTTGAAAGGCTTCAATATTAACGCTTTTCTTCTTATGACTAAAAGAGATAACATTGTCCTTATACTCTGGATCGATTTCCATTTGATGTACTAATTCAGTAACCTTTGTTCTACCGATATCAAAGATTTTACCGAGATTAGTAACGCTAGCCCATTGAGCTACCATGTAAGTCCTTTCTAGGATGCCATAGTGTCCACTCTACAGCATCCGTTTTAAAAACAATTACAAATTTTATCTACATCTTAATCTTATATGAACATATATGAACAGTCAATACATGTCATTGACTTTAATTTAATTAAGACTTATACTATTATTAGGAGGATTATTACTATGCCAAAATTAATCAAATTAGAGAATTTAAGAAAACAAAACGGGTTAAGCCATCAAGCATTAGCTGATGCCGTACAAGACTACTTGCGAAAAAAATTGTTAGATAATGGTAAAGGTATCACGTCCCTCGATCTTAAAAAAGCCTCTTACAAGCGCACTACCTACACTATGCTCGAAAATGGTTACGTTAAAACCGTATCCGACGACGTGATTGAAGCACTAGCTTATGTACTAAATACGGATTTTGATACCGTTAAGGATGCCTGTACGTTAGTTATCGATAACCGTGAACGTGATGAGTTAATCGACGATATTAATATTATTTTGAGCCATATGACAGAGGAACAATTGACGGCCCTCTTAAATATGCTTTCTTTATTTAAACGCCAGTAAGGAGTATTATTATTTATGTTTATAGAAGAACGTATCTTAAAAGACGGTTCTATCTCCTATAAGTATGGTGAAAGTTATAAGGATCCTTTAACTGGTAAAGCTAGAAAGGTCTATCTTAATTCTTCTAAGAATACTAAAGCTGTACAAAAGGAAATGCAACGTCTCTTAACCGACAAAATTGAAGCTATTTTAATGAATAGTATCGACGTTAAAACGCTTACTGTTAAGACTCTTGTCGATGAATTCGTAGCTATCGACAAAGGCCTACGCAAGGTTACTACTCAACAGAATATCGAATATCATGCTAATACCTTATTAAAATGGATCGAAGGCGATATCCTAGTTGTTAATCTTAAAGCTATCTATATCCAAAGAATGTTAAATAAAGTTTTATTAGAGAAAAGCTTTAACTATGTTAAGCGTGTTTATTCCGTATTAAAACAAGCATTAAGGTACGGTAAGCGTATGGGCTACATTAAGGATATCTCTTATTTAGACGACGTTATCCTTAAGCGCCCTCCTCGTACTACCGAAGAAATGACTAAGGCTAGAGAGAAGTTCCTTACTAAGGATGAATTAAAGACTTTCTTAACGGCTCTCGATAAGAAGAATCAACGAGTAGCCCTCCTATTCGAATTCCAGGCGTTAACCGGATTGCGGATCGGTGAATTGAGAGCATTACGTGTAAAAGATTATAATGCTAAAAATGAATTTATCGACGTCAACGCGACGTTAACTGATAAGGGCCTACGTCTACCACCTAAGAACGAGTATTCGGCCCGGAGAGTGCAATTAAATAAACGTGCACGGCATATCTTATCGACATTTATCACTCTTAACCATAGTCGTAAGCAAATAATGCAGAATTACATGAACCCAGAGAGATATATCTTCGTTACGGACGGCGGCGTGCCTTATGATTCACATTATTTAAATAAATTGCTTAAATCAGTACCATTTAATAAGACTGTAACGACACATACATTCCGTCATACTCATATCTCGCTATTAGCCGAGAAACAAACACCGTTAAAAACGATTATGGCTCGTGTCGGTCATAACGAACCTAAGACTACTCTCTCCATCTATACACATGTAACAGATGCTATGAAGGAACAAGAAAAACAGATACTCGATTCGATCGATATTATGGCATAATTAGGCCGGCATTATTGCCGGTCTTTTTTTATTAAGTATCCTTTATTTAACTGCTTTTAAGGCATTTTTAAAAAAGTGTTCTGAGGGGAAAAAAAGGAGAAAAAAAGGAGAAATTTCAAGCGAATAAATACGTATTTAAGCGAACATATGCGAACACTAAAAAAAGCTAGAAGATTAGGTAACTACTGCGTTTGTACAGTAATCACGCCTCTTCTAGCTTTAGCTTTAATATTGGTGGAGATGAGGGGAGTCGAA